ATAAAATTCGGGTTTCAGAAAAACCCGTTTCGTTTTTTTCGTGCGTTCGTTCTGATTTTTGTCAAGTTTGTTTTGGTGTTGCGTATCCATGCCCGGGTTTGGTCGCGCCAGATACCGTACCACATTCTTCTGATGTACCAGTATTGGGCTTTGATCCAGGTTGGTTGTTTTCTGTGTTTACCCATGGTTGTTTTCTTTCTGTGTTTGTTTGGTTTTGTTGTGTTGTGTGGGCTGGCTGGTTGGTGATACCCCCACCCATTTTTGTACCCACCCCCCTTTTATTTCCAGCGTGGGTTTGTCCAGCTGATGCGTTTGAGTGTGCGGTCTTGTTTGCGCCCGTTACATTCTCGACACATGGATTGCAGGTTTTCTATGTTGTGGTTTGGTGGATCACTTGCGATTATGTGGTCTATTGTCCAGTCGTTGCCTTCTAGGTGTTTGCCACATGATGCGCATAGTGGTTCGAGTATGGTTTTGGCGTATGTTCGGGCTTTTGCCCATTCGTTACTCTGATGCCAGGTTGCCATTGTTTAGGTCTGTGTCTAGTTGTAGGTGGTCGGCTAGTTCTTGTAGTGCTGCTTCGGCGTATTGGTCGCCGTCGATTTGTGCTTTGTAGATCTCTATGCGGATTAGGTGTGTTAGGTGTTTGCGTTCGTGTTCGCGGCCTTTTAGGTATCCGGCTGTGAATAGGCTATTCATCGCTGCAAATCTTTTCTGCTAGGGCTTGGATTATTGGTGTTGGGTCGCCGTCTGTTTCCATGTGCATGAATAGTGCGCATAGTAGTGGGCGTATTGTTTCTAGGTCTTTTGACCATTCTAGGTTTCGGTCTATGAGTAGCAGCATGGCTTGAATGTAGACGCTCATTTGTTCTCTCTTTTGATAAGTTCGATTAGCGTTGGTGCATCAATAAGGCGGTCATTATCAGTTCTTGGGCAGCGTTCGATAATTTCAATAATGCGTTCTTGCTCAAACTGAATTTGCTCTGCTTGATACTTCAAAACAATTTGCGTAAACTCGGCAGCCGCCTCAGAACCCTCAAAGCGTTCAATTATGTCCCTGTGAGTCCATATTGTTCCAATGCTCATTTTGTTTTTGGTTTCGCTAGTTGTATGCCTGTGATTAGTAGCACCCCGGCGATGATGAAATCAAAGCTAGGGGTTGTTATTGCGAGTGCTAAACATGTTGCGCCTACGATCAGGCTAGCTGCAGTGTGTTTCATTTGTTGCCTTTCTGTGTATGTCAAGACTAAACCCGTAGCAACCAAGAAACTACGGGTCTAGTCGGCTTGTTATGTGATTGTTATTTATCAACCCAAACTTTGTATGTGGCTGTTACTCGGCCACCTTTAGGGTCAATGAAATGCAATCGTTGTGACGGTGTTGCTGTTGCTGCGAGCATTACCCCGGCGTATCGGTTGTCGGATTCTGTTGATCCTGTTTGGTATACCGAGCCGAGGCCGTTTGGTAGCGCCCATTCTGCATGCGTGTGGTAATGCCCAATGTAGGCGTCTCGGAATTCCCATGGGTAGCTGCCTGATTGCCATTTGGTTACGTGGCTGACAATGGTGGCTGGTGATGCGAACCCGTTGCGGCCTACTTCGTCACCATGTAGTAGTAGAGCTCGGTAGTTGCCGATTTCGATGCGTTGAACGTCTTCGGGTGATTCGTTCCATGTTAGACGTTTTTCGCCAGCTAACAACTGTCGGGCTAGTTCGTAACACATGCGGTCGAAGTTGTCGCTGCGTGGTACTGCGTCGCGTTTAGATCCGATGCGCCCATGGTTGCCCCATTCGGCTACTACGGTGACGGTTTCGTATGCGGCGAGCGCCTCCCGTACAACATCTACCAATAGCCGGGATACGTTTACGTATTGTTCAAAGATTGTGCTATCGATTTCAAAAGCTTGTGTTGGGAAATTAAACAAGCCTTCTACCATGTCGCCGCCGAACGCTATGGTGCAATGGCGTACTGGGTGGTGGCTGCGTTGTATTTCGGTGATTTTGATTGCTTTACTTGCAAACCGTAATACACGTTCGCGCATAATCTCCGAGTTGTAACTGTTTGACTTTTTAGCGCCTTGCCAATCGGTCATAACCCAAAGCGCGTGCTCTTCGTCGCCTTTGCGTTTGTCTTTCGCTGCGGCTTGTACTGGTGGAATTTTGCCAAGTGCGATCATGGCGTCGAACGCTGCGGCTTTTGTTACTTCAACTAACTGTTCGTTGCGGTCTTTGGCTTTCAGTAGTTGTGTTTGTAGGTTCCGTACTGTTCGCCGTAATAGTTGTATGTCTTCCGGCTCGGTTTCTGGTATTTCGTTTAGATCATCTATTAATGCCAAGGCAATCCCCCCTACGGTGTCGGCCGATGCTTGTGTCGCCTACGTTGTGGCCGTTTGTTTTTAGGATTCGCGCTAATGCTGATCCTTTTATTTTTTTGTTGTCTAATGCTTCGCGTAATGCTTCGGCTTCTTCAACTGGTAGTTCGCCAAGTAGCCGGCATGTGTGACATTTCTCGCCTTGCGGCAGATTGTATTGGTTTGGTTTTTGTAGGTCGTCTAATAGTCCCATTTTGGGATTACCCCCGTTTCTGTGTCTTTGTCAAAGTAGCAGTTTGCGCTTACGGTGCAGTTCCGACATGCCAGCCGTTATTTGTTCGTTATCAAATGGGATCATGGTGATTTCTACTCCGGCCGGGTGGAAGTCGTTCCAACTTTTTCTTGCTGATAGTTCTACGCAATAGCTGTCGTCTTTGATTGCTTTGGCTTTTGTTAGTGCGTCGAGTACGGCGCGGATTAGTTTGTCTAGGTCGGGTTTTTGTGTGTGGAATGGTTTGGCGTTTGTTTTTGCACGTGGTAGCCAAAAGTGTAGTTCTATGCTAAACGGCCGTAGAACGGTCGTGTGGCGGTTTTCCTGCGTGTATGCGGTAATTGTCCATTCCAGGGTATTGCGCCATTCTGGGAGGCTTTTAGAGGCTTCTACGAGTACTATGCGATTTCCTCTCTTAAAAGCTGATTTTGAACCTTGTGGTTTGGGAATACCTGGAACGAACAATCTAAACATTTAGAACGGCATCTCAATCTCATCAACCACTGGCGCGGTTTCTTTGATCTTGTCGCTAGCTTTCAGCAATTTATAAGTTGCTTCGTTCAAATGGTGTTCAACGATTGAACGGGGTTCAGTTTCATTCTTAGGAACATAACTGCTTACTTTTGTGCTTAGTACGCCTTCAACCTCGATAGTGTCACCTTCGTTCAACTGTGGGTCAGCCGATAGCCAACATGTCCAAAGCCTAAATTTTTCTGAACCTTTGAAATCGTAAGATTCCCAAACACGCACCAACGGGTATTGACCGTTATTGATACCTGCAACTGTTCCAATAATTGATAGATTTGCCATTTTTCTGTGATCCTTTTCTTTCTCAAAAACCTAGTTCGTCACTTAACTAGATTCTTTGTTTATTCATAGTTGTTTATATTGTTTATTCAACACGACGTTATTGTCGGGTCGTGACGGCGTAAATGTCGGGTCGTGACGGCGTAAATGTCGGGTCGTTATGTCGTAAATGTCGGGTCGTGAACGATGCTGCAACGACCTATCACACCCCTCCGGGCAATCCAACAAAATGTAATAACGATTAGTTCGACGATCAGGCCGACCAGCCCCGTCATGTGTAATGTATTCAATCTCTTCGAGCTCTTGCAGGTTTTTTATCGCCCGTTGAACTTGGCGAATGTTTGTCCCAGCCATGACCGCTAAACGTGCCTGTGACGGGTAGCAGCCTTCTTCAACGTTGTCCCCTAAATGCCACGCTATTGCGGTTAGCACGTTGCGTGACACGCCTTTAGCTCTTGAATGATTGAGTACGGCGGCTACGGCTTCAAGCGACATCGCTACCCCATTGTTGCGCCATAGCGTCAGCTAACCCGGCAAAAGTAGTGCTGCGAAGTTTCCAACGATCTGCGCTAGGTGGTAGATAGTGCAACCTTTGGCGCTGGTTGTCCGGCAGCTTCAACATTTCTGCTTTTACGTTATTGGTTTCAATAAGTGGTGGCAGATTCTTTAGCCATAACCCAGTAGCTTTTTGCTCCATGTGGCCAAAATGATAGGGCTGAACTATTTGGGTTTGTTTCTTTCCGATTATTTCTTTGGCGTATTTGTGCATAATTGGGTTTTCGACAGCGATTTTGGGAATGTTTGCGTTTAGTAATCTTTTGAAAAACTGTGCGCCGTCTTCCATTTTCTGCCAACGATCTGGCTGTTTGTGCAACCAGGTTACACCCGAATTTGTCAGGTATGTGCATGGTGGGTGCGCAATCATTAGGTCGAACCCGTCGTCGATTATGTCGAAAATGTCGCCTTCGTAGTGCGGCCCTGGTTTCTCTGTTGGTAATAAATCACAACTTATTGCGTCGTGTCCACGTCTTAGAAACGCGTCGCGTACTGTCCCCGAATACTCGCAAGCTACTAGTACTCTCATTAGTGCCATTCTTTCCGGCTATAATTATTTAGCCCTAGTTTGGTATGGGTGAACCCAATGACGGGTTCGGGGGTAGCTGTTTTTCTGTGGCAGCTGCCCCCTTGTCCCCATTTACTTCAAGTTCTCTGCTGCGGCCTTAATACGATCAACAACTTCGGGCATAGCCTTCATTTGTATAGATTTCTTGTATAGGTTGCGGAGGCCGTCAAGATCCTTAGCAACGACTAAAAGCTCTAGTTCGGTGTCCCATTCAATAGATACGCTTCGCATCTCTTCACGTGACGGGCGTACAGCTTTACCGTCGCGTTTAGGTTGGAAATTTAGAGTTGCAAGACATCTGCCCAAAGCTGACGTGGCGCAATTCTCAACAAAATTCTGCTTATTGATTGCGCTACTGTTCCGGGTTTCCTGTGCAAAATCAATACTTGCTGGACGTAAATCCTCCCTGTCAGTAAAAGCTGACGCTTTAATAACAATTTCAGTTTCGTTGATCAACACGATTTCGGTGTGTAAACGACCGGTTGGGTATGTGTCCCAAAACTTTGCAATACGGTCAGCAACGGGTTCGTACGCGTCTAAATTAAATGCCATTTTTCTGTGTGCTTTCTGTGTTATTTGAATGTAATGAACGGTTTTCCGTTTCGGGCTTGCAACACTATCTTAGTGTCGCCTTTGTATAACCCGTATTTAGCGCCATTCAAATACGCTAAAACCTCTGATTGTTTCGCCCGATAAATTTCTTCGGCCTTGTCTGCTATTGCCTTGGCAGCGTATAGATCAACATAAAGTTGGCCTAGTTCGACCTGTTCGTCGGTTAGCCCGGGTGCAAGTTCTCTAACTGTTTCGTAAGTTGATTTGCTGCCGTCCCATAATGGTTCTATTTGCATTTCGCAACATAGCAACCATGCGTTAGCTGCTGCCGCCATTTCAACATGTAACGTCTTGTCGGCTTGTATCAGCCAATCTTTGTACCCTCTGGCGGTGTACGCAGCAATAAACCCGTAATCAAGACCAAGCACGAACAAATACCATTGAACCTGCTGAATGTAATGTGCTGGTGGTTGTTCCCAGTACTGCGAAGTGAACTTGATCTCAAGCACTCCACGCCCATACTCGCGGCCGTTTAGTAACGCGTCGGGTGATGCCCTAAATGATCTGGTGATTTCGTGTGCATACTGTCCGGGTGCTGTAATAACTTCGGTGAATTCTGGGTGGCGTTTCATAAACATTTCACCGATAACACCTTCGACGGCTGAACCGAACTCGGTAGCGTCGTTACCTTCGAACGTGTCGGTGATTTGCCCGGTTTCTTCCGCCCAAAGCGTGTACGCGGATTTGTATGGGTTTGCCCCCATAATGCAGCTGATTTTTGTGCCGGTTACGCCTTTACGGTTTTCGTGCCATTCGGGTGTGCCGGTTTCGGGTGCGCCTAGCCATTCGGCTGTTATCTGTGTTTTCATACCCCGACTATAACGCTCGGGTGCGACGGTTACTTGTCTTTAGTTTTAGACGTTACCGAATTGATACTTTCGTTAATGTGACCGTCAAAGTCTTGATCACTGATAGAACCTTTACCGGCATAAGTAAAAGCGAGCGCCATAACCAAACCGAGAATTGCACCTGTAGCGCCAAATAAAGCCGATTCTAGGGCCGAATACTCGAAGATTGAACCAGCACCCATGAACGCAATACCAGCGCCTAGAGCGAACGCTGACGTGCGAAGAATACGTTTCGTTATCTTGCTCACTTCGTTACCTTCTTTTTAGCGGCTGGTCTCTTTACGGGGGCATTTGCCGAAGTTTTAGAAACTGGTTTGCCAGCATCGATTTTCTTGAATAGGTCGATTAGTTTGTTCCGGTTGGCCATGTGTGGCAAACGTTCGAGTGATGCGGCTGCGTGTAAGTGTGCGCCGGTTGATGCGCTGCCTGTGTTGCCAATTTTGCCAACAATGGTTTCACCACCGATAACGCGATCCATGTTCTCAAATGCTGGTTTTTCTGCTAAGTGTGCGTAAAGGCAGTAAACCTTATCGTGCGAGTTTTTGGTAATAATGCAGTGGCCTAATGCGTCTGACCAAAAAACTTTTGCAACAACACCGTCAGCGAAAGCGTAAACAGGTTTGCCCTCACTGCCGCCCTTAAAGCCCCAATCGCTGCCCCGGTGTGGTTGTGTGCGGTAACTAGCGAAGTTGCCTAGTTCGTCGCGTCGTTCAGCACCTGCGCCTTTAATGGGTTCGTGGTAGGTCATGCGCCTAATGCTTTCGTAATAATGCCAATAATGACGGCGGTCATAGCTGCCGACAAGATCCCAAACAAAACCGCGTAGCCTTCTATCTTCCTCACACGTGCTTCAAGTTCGGCATAACCTTTAATGGTTGCTTTGATCTCGGCTATGTCTTCGACTATGCGAAGTAGTAGGTCGCTGTTATTCGGTTTCAGTTCCGACATTTTCAGCCTCTACGGGTTCAATAATTCCTTCACTGATAGCCCAAGCCTTGTATTCAGGGTTTTCTAGGTCTACTGGGAATGATTTGTAAGCACCCTCACCTAGGTCGAGAATGATGTGCTTTTGTGTACCGTCTAGGGTTTCGATTTCTATTTCTTTATAGTTCATTTTTATAACTCCGAGCTAAATCCGATGTAAGCCGTTGCACTGTTATTGCCTAGTAGGTTCGTCATTCGGTAAGTGGTCATACCAGTTGAAACAACCTGAACCCTAGCGATGTTGCTGTTTCCGTCACCGCCAAGGGCTGCGCTTGAAATGTTGTTAAGTATTGTTGTGTCGTTTACTCCGATAGTGCCGCCGTAATCTAAAGATGTTGGCGCTACTCTCATAGTTACTTTCAAGGGTACTAGCACAGTAAGAAGTGTTGATGATGATGCAATTCCGCTTGCAAAGTGTCCGTACGCTGTTTCAGCAGTAATGCGCTGATAGTATCTTTGGCAGGCTGCTAGTTCTCCTTGTAGTGTTCCAGCGGCACGACTAAACGGGGTAGCAACGGACCCAGCCTCAAGCTGAACATTGCCCCAATAAAGTCCAGTTCCAGACGCTTGTGCGGAAGCCATAGCTAAACGAACACGCAAACCTTGAGTTCCAGCCGGAACAGTATAAGAAACGCTAATCCTCCCAAAAGAACCAGTAGAAGGTGTGGCCGAAGAAGCAGCTACTTCTGTCCATGTGCCGCCTGTTTGCGTGTTTGCTGTTGTATTAGTTTGAATTGCAATAACGGCGCTGCCTGAAAAAGAAGCTTGTGCTCGAACAGAAGCGGAAACTGTAATAGTAGAACCTGCAATTAGATTTACTTCTGATGATTCAAATGCATTATAGATTTCGCCAAATGATGATGATGCGCCAGTGGTGACTTTAGCTGAATAGGTCGAACCAGTCGGGACAATGCTAGATTCTCTGGCAAGTGCAACAGTTCCGCCGTAAGAAAAAAACCAACGGTCAGCGGTGTAGCCAGAGGTGCTAAAGCTTGTGCCTCGTTGCCAAAAGTCGAACCCACCGTTAATGATTTTGTTCTTACCAGCAACATCTGTGACACCAGTGACCAATTCAGTCCATGCTGAACCGTTGTAATAATAATGTTTGTTCTGATCTTCTAGATAAGTTACTTGGCCTTCTTGTGGGCTAGTGATCGCGGCGCTACGATCCGATGCGTTAGCAAACGTCGCAACAACCTGCCCCATGAAATAAGTGTTCAACTCTGATGCTGGTAGTGGGTAACCATTCAAAAATGTTTTATAGGCCATTTAAAACTCTTTCCATAGTTCTAGCGTAGTGTACCAATTGTTTACGTCTATTGAATGACTTACTTTCGTAATCGTGTAATAGTCGTTTATGTTTAGGTCGTTTGTTTCGTATTTCACACCGATTAGTTCACCGGGTAAAAATGCTGCCGCCTCTGTTAATGTGCCTGTGCGGTCAATAGCAGGTGTTTCAACCGAAGTCACTAAACGGGTTGGTGATTGAAAAAATACTTCGTTAGCCCAACGGGTTAGCTCTGTTTCGGTTGTGGTGTTGATTGCTACGTCGGTAGAAATTTCACCGTATAGGTCGATACTGTCTTGGTTTTTGACAACGACGAATGTTGTGTCGTCGCTAGTTAGTTCAACTTTTAGGCTGTTGAAAACTTGATCTTGGTTGTTTTCGACGGTGATGTCGCTCATGCAAAGGTGGTATGCCTCTCCATGGTTGTTGCCGATTGTGTATGTACCTTCGGGTGCTACGGTTTCGATTTCTGGGCGTGGAATAAAAACCAATGCCCCAGTGGTTGGGTCTATCCAAGACAAACCTAAACCAACCTCTAAAGCGTCATAAATGAATTTGCTAGCAATAGTTTCAGTAAATTCCCCGGTTGGGATAGCGCCCTCGGTGGTTCCAGTAATGTACCCAATACCGACCGCGTCGGCCACTTCTTGAATTAGGTCGGTTGGGTTGATTGCTGCCCCGTACCCGGTTGTGTCTAGGGTTGGTATGCGTGTGTTTACTAAACGTTTCCAAGGGTCAAACGCGTTCAGGTTGATAAGGTTTGGGCCGTCTACATAATAATCTACGGTCAGGCTGTCGATGAACCCGTTGAACAATGTCAGGTTAATGTCGTCACGAACTAAACGAACCCGTACAGGTGTACCCGGGCGAATAGAACTGTTATTAGTTGGGTCGAAGGTGTAAGACTGCAAAACTAAACGGCAGTTACCAGCATCTGGTTGGAAATACAAACTATCTTGTACTGTTCCGCCGATACCGATTTCGGCGCTCGCTGTTACCGCCTGAACAGGATTCCAGTCAAAACCCGGCTGATCGTTGTCACTAAGTACGTCATCGCCACCAATAAGGCTAGTACCGATGATGAAAGCACCGCTAGAACCCAGAACGTCGCTACCACCAACCAAGCTAACGCCGATAATAAAAAGGTTTTCATCTACGTTTGGAATAAATAGTTCAACTTGTAGGTCTGTGGCAATATTGAAGTCATTGATCATCGCAACGCCTTGGCTAAGGTTGCACCGCTTGATTTTTCAAAGGCTGAAACGGTTTTGATGATTGATTTGGCGTCTGTCACGTTTTTGACGTTTACGTTTACTGTGGTGGCTTTAGGTGCTGGAGTTGTTACCTTTTTAGCGGTTGTGGTTGCTTTAGGTGAACCTAGAACCATGTTGCCAACAATGCCCGACGGGGTTGCAGCACTTGACTGGCCTGAAAGGTTAGGAACTGTTCCAGGTGGGGCTTTTGCAATACCAGCTTCAAGGTTTTTAGCCAATGGATCTACTGCGGCAATAATAGCTAGAGCTGCGGTAATAGCGCCCAACGTGCCAGCCAAAGGTAAGAATTTGCCGTTGAGTGTGCCAGCCAAAGTACCCAACGCTGGGGCTAATGAGGTAAATGTTCCAATGCCTGTATTAATGAGTTTGAACGATGTTGCCAAACCTGCGGCAGTTGTGGCAATAGGAACTAACCAATCTTTATTATCTAAAACCCATTTAGCTGTTTTACTAAACGCGTCTAAAACGTCAGTAACTAAATCAACTATTTGTTGTAGCTTATCTTCGCCTTCAGGCGTTGATAACCATTTAGAGAAATCGTCAAGAACTGGCAACAAGGCTGTACCAATTTGTTCCTGCATTTCACCGAAAATGATTTCCATACGCTGGTATGGATCAGTGTTAGCGGCAGCGTCGGCAGCACCAGCAAAGGCTTCTTCAAGCTGGCCTGTCCAATCGATACCGGCTTCAAAAATACGGTTTACTTTGTCTTGTACCTCGGTTACCTTCTCGGTTGCTTTCACATATTCTTTAGACTTTATTCCGTAAAGTTCTAACGCGGTTTGTTGTTCCATTTGGGCTTTAGTTAGCCGCTTCATCTCTTTTGCATAATCAGATGCGTTAGCAAGAGCATCTGACATTGGAACACCCAACTTAGTTAGCGCACCCATTTGGCCGTTATACGCTTTAGAAAGCGCCATGGTAACGGTTGTCAAGTCTTTGCCCGAACCGGCGCTAATGTTTGTTGCCAGCTCCAGCAAGCGCATAGCTTCGTCGGTGTCTTCGGTTGCACGTGTAAGCTGTGCAAACGCTGGTCGGAGCTCATCGTCAGCTACTGATGCGCTTAATTGAAGTCTGCCAATTTGTTTTTCAACCGTAGAAATTTGGGCGTCTGTGGCTTTAGTGGTATTGCGTAACTGCGTCGCTAACAGTTCTTGGCTTTTACGATCTTCTACAGCTGCTTTTGTGGCTTCGGTAAGCTCACGTGTGACCATGGCCAACGAAAACCCAACACCAATAGCGCCTAACGCTTTGCTCATAGCCGAAGAAACTTTTTGGGCTTGCCCATTCATTTTCTGCAGTTGGGTTTCTGCGCCTTGTGTGGCCTGTGTTAGTTTCTTAAACTCGCCAAGGATTTCGACGTTCAGCACTAAACTCATTCGCTTCTCATCTCCTCGGCTGCTTCAATAAATGCTTCGTACTCTGCAAAACTTAGTTTACGGTAATCGTTTGGGCTAACGTTGAACGCTAGGCAGAACCTAGCTAATCGTTTTGCCTGTGATACCGCTAACTGGCTTTTGGGTCGGCTAGAAACTCCTGCAAAAACTTGCCCATGTCTACAATTGTTAAGTTCTTGCTGTCTTCCATTTTTGCGTTAGGGTTAGCGCGTTTAGATAGTATCCAATGCAAACACCGGGTTTCTTTTGCGCTCATGCCTTTGCCGCTAAAAATTTCGACATACTCTTTGCCTGTTAGGCTCTCTAAAGTTTCTAGTTCTTCCATGGTTAGCAGCTCTAGAACTGTTGCTGGTTTCTGTGACATTAGTCGCCTTCTCCTGTGGTTTTGTGATACGCGATTAGTGTATCGATGTTGCGGTAATAGTTTCGGTAAACTTCGTCACGCGTAATGCCCAAAGCTTTAATAAAGAATGGGTTGGGTTGAATGTTGCGCTTAAACCAACCCCAGTGGATTGGGTTGGCGTATGGTACGCGTCTGTTGTTACCGGCTGAAACTGTGACTTTGTTTAGGGTTTTACCTACGCGGATAGTGTTGCGTAGGTTGCCGGTGCGAACGGGAACAAGGTTTCGGGCTTCGTTAGCGACTAAATCACCAGCAGCCGAGTTGGCTTGCTTAATGGTTTCGTCAGGTATGCCAATAGCTCGAAGGGCTTTAATGCTTTGTTTAAAGCCTTTTACCTTGATCCCGTTCGTTTCCACCTTAGGCGGTTACGATGCTTACGCCGTAGTAGTCGTCGCTTGCAGGGTCGTGTGGAGTGTTTACAACTTCTAGCTCGACGCTGAAAGTCATGACTTCGTTGCTGGTTAGCATTAGTGGTGGTAGCTGGTTGAACTTCGCTACACCGGTGTAGTGTGGTTCGCTTGATGATGCGGTTGCGTTGCCGTTAGGTGCAATAGTGAAAGCAACCTCGGTGCCGAAGTTGTCCCATAGAATGCGGTAAAGGCTGGTGCTGTCACCTGATCCGATTCCGCCTAGGGTTAGCGCCCACTGACCGCCAACACGCTGTTCGCAAAAGGTCTGTACGTCGCCGGGTGCATCTCCAAGAGTTAGCTCTACCGAAGTAGCGTCACACGCGTAGTCGGTTGCGCCAATCTTGAAAATGATGTTGTTCGCTTTGATGCGAGTTGATGCTGCCATTTTCTTATTTCCTTAGATTGTGATTTGAAGTGTTACGTACACGTTTGCCGCTAAATACTCTGCGTTATTCACTTGGAGATTGTAAGGCTGGTTTACGGTGCTGAATTGTGCAAAACCCGGTAGAGCATTTAGCACGTCTTCAATGTGTTGATCTAGAGCTTCGGTCGCTGTTTTGTTGGTTGCGGTTGCAGCCACTAGCACTAACTCTAAATTGACGTTGTATTCACCGAAGTTTGCCG